GATGCTCGTCCACCGCAAGTCGGCGGCCCACGGCCTGAACCTCCAGTTCGGCGGCAACAACGTGGTGTGGTATACCCTTACCTACTCCCTGGAAGACTACATTCAGTTGAACAAGCGCCTGCACCGCAAAGGCCAGACCAAGCCGGTGATGATCCATCACCTGATCGTCGAGGGCACTATCGACGAAGACGTGGTGGCGGCGCTGAAGTCGAAGGACAACATGCAAGAGGCGCTCCTCAACGCGCTCAAGAAGCGGATCGAAAAATATGTCCATTAGAAACGAAGACGACGCAAAGCTGATCCACGTCGGGGCGACAATCCCGCAGTTGGCCCAGATCTTCGGCATGGCGCAGAAGACCGTGCAGTCGCGCGTGATCGGCCGAGTCATGCCGGCCAGGCCGAAGGGGCAGACGGAGAAAGACCCGCTGCGCTACCACCTCCGCGACGTGGCCCCGCTGCTGTGCGACCCGAAGGTCGACATCGAGGCGATCCTGCGCTCGATGACGCCGGCCAAGATGCCGCCGCTGCTGCAAGACGCGTTCTGGAAAGGCCAGAAGTCCCGCCTCGAAGTCGAGGAGAAGATGGGCAACCTCTGGAGCACCGAGAAGGTCGTGCAGATGTTCGGCGAAGCGTTCAAGCCGTGCCGCATGTCTATCCTGATGTTCAAGGAGGAGGTTGAGCAGCAGGAGGAGCTTTCGGCCAGCGCGCGCGCCTTGCTCGACCAGATGAGCGATTCGCTCCTGGAGTCGCTGCACGCGGGCCTGGTCGAACAGTTCAGGGATTACGTGCTGTCGGACGACGAGCACGGCCAGTCGCTCACCGAGACGGCGGTAGTGTCGGCTCGCGAGCTGGCGCAGCCGGAAGAAGACGATGGGTTCGACGATGGCTTCTAAGGCGCCCGCTAATCTCGGTCAGATCGTTCTCGACGCCGCCGGTATTTTCCGGCCGCCCGAGCGCCTGACCGTGGCGGAAGCCGCGGTGAAATACGTCCGCATCCATGCGCCGCCCCGCTACTCCGGCCCGTACAAGCCGGATGAAACGCCGTACATGGTCGAGCCGCAGAACATGGTGATGAGCCGCGACCACACCTCGGTCGTTTTCTGCGGGCCGTCGCAGACCGGCAAGACCGAAGGCGTCATCATCAACACGTGCGCGTACATCGTGAAGTGCAACCCGATGGACGTGATTATCTTCGGCCCCAGCCAAGGCGCGGCGCGCGACTTCTCGAAGCGCCGCATCGACCGTATGCACCGTCACTCGCCTTACCTCAAGGCCGAGCTGCTGTCGGGCCAGCACGCGGACAACACGCACGACAAGACCTACAGGTCGGGCATGATGCTGTCGATCTCCTGGCCGTCGGGCAACGAGATGGCGTCCAAGCCCGTGCCGGTGACGATGCTCACCGAGTACGACCGTATGCCCGACGACGTGGACAACGAGGGCTCGCCCTTCCTGCTCGCGCAGAAGCGCACCACGACCTTCGGCAGCATGGCGATGACGGTCGTCGACTCGTCCCCCTCGCGCGACGTGGAGGATGCGAAGTGGAAGCCGAGCAAGTCTTCGCCGCACGAAGCGCCGCCTTGCAACGGCATCCTGGGTCTATACAACCAGGGCGACCGCCGCCGCTGGTACTGGCCCTGCCCGCATTGCGGTGAGTTCTTCGAGGGGCATTTCGGCCTGCTGCGCTACGAGACGCATAAGGTCGTCGACGGGGAGAAGGCCGCGCTGACGCCTAAGAGGGCGGGCGAGACGGCCTACATGGAGTGCCCGGCGAACGCTTGCCGCATTGCGCCGACCGAGAAGAAAGGCATGAACTCGCGCGGTGTGTGGCTGACCGAAGGGGAGAAGATCCGACCGGATGGCACGCGCTACGGCACACCGACGACCTCGTCGTCCGCGACGTACTGGCTGCGCGGCCCGGCCGCGGCGTACATCTCGTGGCGGGATCTCGTCGTGAAGTTCATCAACGCCGAGCAGAAGTTCCTGTCGACGGGGTCGCAGGACGACCTCAAGACGACGGTCAACACCGACCAAGGCGATCCGTACTTTCCGCGCGGCAACGAGACCAACCGGCTCGCGGAGGATCTGTACGACCAGGCGTTGCCGCTGCCGAAGAAACTCGTCCCGAACGACGTGCGCGCGCTGTTCGCTATGGTCGACGTGCAGAAGAACCGTTGGGAGGTTCAGATCATGGGTATCCGGCCGGCGCCGGTCGGGTACGACGCCGTCGTGATCGACCGCTACCCGGTGTTCAAATCCAAGCGCACAGACGAGGACGGCGAGAGGCTGTGGGTCAAGCCGGCGGCTTACCTCGAAGACTGGGACTTGCTCGAAGAGGAGGTGATGCAGCGTAAGTACCGCCTGGTCGATGACAGCGGCGAGATGGCCATCCGCATGACGTTCTGCGACTCCGGCGGTAAAGAGGGCGTCACGTCGAAGGTGTACGACTTCTACCGCAAGCTCAAGCGCGAGGGCAAAGCGTCGCGCTTCATGCCGGTCAAGGGCGAGCACTCGCCGGGAGCGCCGCGCGCCGCGGTTTCCTACCCGGACACGAAGCGCAAGGACCGACTGGCGCAAGCGCGCGGCGAGATCCCGGTGCTGTTCTTCAACTCCAACTCGCTCAAGGACACGCTCAACAACATGCTCGACCGCGAGACGGCGGGCGGCGGCAAGATCGACTTCCCCGACTGGCTCGACATCAAGTTTTTCGAGGAGCTGACCGTCGAGACGAAGGGCGCCCGCGGCTGGGAGAACAAGGCCAACCGCCGCAACGAGTCCTGGGATCTGTGCGCGTATTTCATCGGCGCGTGCGTGTGGCAGAAGGTCGACCAGGTCAACTGGGAAGACCCGCCGGCCTGGCTGGCGCCGTGGAAAAACAACCCCCTGGTGACGTTGGACGGCCTAGCAGCAAACGGCTCTGTTGACAAGGGGGGACGCAAGCCTTATGGTTTCGCCGACGTTGCCGCAGAGCTGGCCTGACCTATGCCCACATTGACCACCGAACAGCGGGCTCTCTACGAGACCCAGCTCGCCGAAGCGCAGGCGGCCTACCACGCCGTGATGATCGGCGGGCAAGTCCGTGAGTTCTACGACCAGAACGGCGAGCGCATCGTCTACTCGTCGAGCAACCGCTTCGCCCTCATCTCGTACATCAACTGGCTCAAAGGGCAACTGGGGCAGGCGCCGATGTGCGGCCTGGTGGCCCGGCCCGCAGGAGTCTATCTGTGAGCGGGTTCGACGACGGCTTCGATAGCCCGTCAGATCGCCGGAGCGAAGGCTCCGGCGTCACTGTAAATGGGGCTTCGGTTTTGACCAAGACCGCCGGCCTGGGCGGCGGCGCCTTCGAGGGCGCGGACCGCCTGGGCCGCGAACTGGCCTCGTGGAACCCCCGCATCAACTCCGCCGACCAACTGCTCGCCCGCGAGAAGGGCTTGCTCGACGGCCGCGCGCTCGACCTCCTGCGTAACAACGGCCCGACCATCGGCGCCGCGAACACGCAGAAAGACTCCATCGTCGGCGAGCAGTTCCGGCTCAACGCCAACCCGTCTTTCCGCTACCTCGGCCTGGACGAAGTCTGGGCCGAAGAGTTCCAGCTTGAAGTCGAGGAGATGTTCACCCTCTACGCCGAGTCCGACATGAAGTGGATCGACGTGGAGCGCCGCAAGACGCTCACCGACATGGTGCGCCTGTCCATCGGTTGCTTCTTCGCAGGCGGCGAGACCGTCGGCACGATGAACTGGATGGGCGGCCGCCGCCCGTTCCGCACCGCGATGCAACTGATCGACGCGAACCGCGTGTGCAACCCGAACGATCTGGAGGACACCAAGTTCCTCCGCCGCGGCGTACGCCTGGACAAAGACGGCGCCGAGATCGGCCTCTATATCCGCCGCGCGGTCGCGAACGATAGCTCGCGCCTCGGCGAGAACTACGTCTGGGACTACTGGCCGATCCGCAAGAAGTGGGGTCGGCTCCAGACCTTGCACCTGATGGAAGCGACGCGCGCCGAGCAGTCCCGCGGCGTCGCGGATCTCGTGGCCGCGCTCAAAGAGACGCGCATGGGCAAGCGGTTCCACGAGGTCGCCCTGGCGAACTCCATCGTGCAGGCCAGCTTCGCCGCGGCTATCGAGTCCGAACTGCCGCCCGAGATGGCTTTCGAGATGATCGGCGCGACGGAAGGCGACCAGCGCACCAATGCGTCCATGTCGCTGCTGCAAGCGATCTCCGAGTATTCCCGCGGAAGCCGGAACATGGAGATCGACGGCACGAAGATCCCGTATCTGTTCCCCGGCACGAAGCTCAAGCTGACTCCGGTCGGCACTACGGGCGGCATGGGCGACAAGCTGGAGGAGTCGCTCAACCGCTACATCTCGGCGACCCTGGGCGTCAGCTACGAGGAGTACACGCACGACTACTCCAAGACCAACTACTCGTCGCTGCGCGCGGCCACGAACAAGACGCTGCGCTCGGTGCAGACCAAGAAGCGCGTCATCGCCGACGGCACCGCCAATGCGGCGTACGGCAACTGGCTGGAGGAGGCCATCGTCGAAGGCCACCTGGAGACGACGAAGGCGCTGACCCGCAAGAACCCGAATTGGTTCTACGAGCGCATGAACCGCGAGGCGATCTCGCGGGCTTCGTGGATCGGCGCGACGCGCGGCCAGGTCGACGAGCTGAAGGAGACGCAGGCCGCTATCATGCGGATCGCGTCGGGTCTGTCCACCTACGAGATCGAGTGCTCGCGTCTGGGCAAGGACTTCCGCGACGTGTACGCGCAGGCCAAGCGCGAGAAGAGCATGAGGGCGAGCATGGACCTCGCGTTCGACCTGACCTCCACGCGCGCGAGCACGTCCGGCAACCCGGACGACCTCGACGCCAGCGGCAACGACAATAACCAAGGGGCGAGCAATGACGGATTCGATGATTAACCACGGGCAGGTGCAGCGTTTTTCGCGCGCTCCCTCTCTCGTCTCGCCTGCACACGCGCAAGAGCTGATCGCGTTCGCGTCTGCGCCTGCGCGTAGCGCCGAGGCGACGGACGCCACCGAGCAGACGTGCGCTGCGTTCTTCGGCAGCAACGAGCACGCCTCCGGCAAGCCCTTCATCTTCGCAGGCGGCATCGCCGTCATCCCGGTGTACGGCGCGCTCCTGCACCGCGACCCGTGGTGCGACCGCTGGGCCACCGGCTACGACTACATCTCCTCGCGTGTCGGCGCTGCGCTCGGCGACGACGAGGTGAAGGGCATCATCTTCGATGTCAACTCGTATGGCGGCCACGTCGCCGGCAACTTCGAGCTGTGCGAGATGATCCGCGAGGCCCGCGGCAAGAAGCCGATGGCCGCGGTCGTCGACTCGCGCGCGCTGTCGGGCGGCTACTCCATCGCCTCGGCGGTCGGCAAGATCTACGCGACCCCGTCGGCTGACGTTGGCAGCATCGGCGTAGTCATGCTGCACATGAGCTACGAAAAGATGATGCAGGAGTGGGGCGTCAAGCCGACCTTCATCTACTCGGGCAAGCACAAGGTCGACGGCAACCCCTACGAGGATCTGCCGGAAGACGTTCGCAAGGCCCTGCAAGTTTCCGTCGAGCGCAGCTACGAGAAGTTCGTGGCGCTGGTCTCGACCAACCGGAACATGAGCGCCGAGGCCGTGCGCGCGACCGAGGCGCGTGTATACGACGCCGACGAAGCGTTGGCGGCGGGGCTCATCGACGCTGTGATGTCGCCCCGCGCGGCTTATACTGCGTTTCTCGCGGAGGTCGGTACGGCCTCCACCCAAACCAAAGAGGTAAAGAAGATGACCACCGAAAACACCGAGAAGAAGGCGGAGAATGGTGCGGGTGACGAAGCCGCTCGCCTGGCCGCCGCGCGAAATGAAGGCAAGGCTGAAGGCGCGCAGGAAGGCGCCAAGGCCGCGCAGGAGCGCATCTCCGCGATCCTGTCGTGTGAGGAGGCCGGCAAGCGCAGCAAGCTCGCCAACCACCTCGCCTTCAACACCCAGATGTCCGTCGACGACGCGAAGAAGACCCTGGCGGCCTCCGCCGAGGACAAGCCCGAAACCGAAGCCACTCCGGGCAAGGGCGCCCTGGCGGACGCGATGTCTGGCGACGAAGGCAAGACCGCAGGCGTCGACGGCAAGGACGACGGGGAGAAGGTCAGCGCCGCCGACCGGATCGCCGCCGCGCACGCGAAGGCCACTGGCCGGACCAAGAAGTAAGGCGATAGCGTTCGCGCCTCGCCCCCGCAAACCTCTGACCACAAGGAAACACGCATGAACACCATCCACATCGCTTCGGGTGCGAACGGCGAAGACCTGGGCCTTCCGCCCCAGCTTTTCGCGGGTGACACCCCGCCCGTCTCCACGCAGGACTTCGCTTTCAACCTCGGCGCGGCCATCGGCCAGTACGTGCCGCTGACCCGCAGCGGCGCGACC